AAATCATCGCCGATCATATCCAGGCCAGAGGTCACGCCGAACTTCACCCGGTCTCCTTTGACGTAGAACGGATTACCAGAATCCGCCTCGTTCAGCCCGTCGAAAAAGAGCACATATTCCGGGGCGGCCTGGGTGAGCATTTGAGTGATCTCAGCCGCCATCTTGGTGTAGCTGATCTTGATCGGAAGCCCCTCCGCAAACCGTGAGGCATCCGCATCAATACTCAGCCCGGCTTTACCGAGGGTGTAATCCGTGCCATCGACCATCGCCACTGCACCGCGATTGGTCCAGGTCACGGTGCCATCGGTAATCGTGTCGCCGGTAGCGGACTTACCGGCCCAGGTCGGCTCCGCCGCCCCGCTCGTGCCCGCTGTGGTGCACTGGTATACGTCGCTATTGGCCAGGATGCAATCGCCGGCCACATACGCATGTTCGCCGGCCCATGTGGCGCTGACATTGATGACCGGCGTCACGGTCGCAGTGACATCAGGGACGTAAGAAAACTCAACGAATCCATTGGTATACGCGGTATGTCCGGTCTCATTGGAAGCTGGTTCGCTGGCCTGGGTATCTACTTCACCACGCAGCACAAACGCCAAATTTTCCGGGCTGTAATCGTGGACGGTCATTGAGCCGGTAATGCTACTAATGCGGGTCAGCGTGTCCTTCATCCCGCCGCCCGCCGAGGTGTAGTCCAGTAATTCCTTTTTTTCCTCGGAAATAGCAAGCGCCAATTTGGAGACATTGCCCAGCGGCAGGTTAGCGCCGCCTGCCTTAAGCCCGGCATAGACTTTGCCTTTGCCGATGAAAGAACGAGTCAGTACAGTTTGCGTCATGATGGTTTACCAGGTAAAAAAACGATTCGTATCAATACGATTCGACATAGCGAAACGTCACGATGAACTGAACCGCCGCATAGGCGCTGCCCGGTTCAGGGAATAGGTACTGGGCGTCGCCCAGCACAATACCGGCCTTTTCGCCGGTTCCGCGCAACACCAGCCCGGCCATGGGCGCCACAGTTCCCAGGCCCAGCGCCCCGCGAATAGCGATCAGCAGATCATCCAAATCCTCATCGAGCGCCTGTCCGTCTGTGATCGCTACGCGCCCCTCAACGCCAACTTCGAGCGCGATCCGAACCTCGGCGGCTAACGCCGCCTCAACCCGATTGGTTAGAGGCCGGAAAATGACCAGCGGCAGCGTGGCGTCCGGCGCAATCGCCTGAGCCTCGTGACCGCGATAAACCTGCGTGGCGCTCAGGTCTTCCAGGTCTTCCAGCGCCTCTTCCAACTCGTCCAGAATCGCAGCGGCTTTACTGGTCATGATGTGATCACGCTCAGGGCGACGGTATGGAACAGATCATTATGGTCAATGATCTGGTCTATCCGGTAGGTGACCGTGCTTACGACCAGCGTGGCGCCGATTTTGGGCAGCGCCACGGCGCTTTTGGGGAGCATCGCGGTCTGGCGCGGCTCAAAAGTCTCGCCGTACTCGCCGACCATGGCGCTGCTCGCCCGCACGATGGCCCAGGTGGTTACCGGCGCGGGTTCGGCGGGGGCGATATACGGCGGCGTGTACACCGCGTCATCGCCCAGTTCCCGTTGCAGCGCGGGCAGGCCGCGCGTGGTCATGAGGTCCATCAGGCGGCTCATTGCGCGATCTCGACCACCCCGGCGGTTGTGGCGGCGGTGAACCGCATGGCATAGACCGGACCAGTGAGCAAATAGACGGTATTGGCCGAAACCGCCCCGCCCGGCCAGCTAAACCAGGTTCCGCTAGGCGCAATCTGATATTCCACCAGCATCGTCCCGGAAGACCCGGGGATAGCGGCCACAGAGCAGGGTGAGGTGAAGGAGAGCGTTTCTGGGCCGATGGTCACCGGCGAACCGACCGCGACCGAATGGCGCTGAGATACTGCGCGCTGAGCCATGCGACAGCCTCCGAATAGCGCCGCGCCCAGTGGGCGCGGCGGATGGATTAGACCAGCGGGACCATTGGTCCGCCGATCAGCTTGACTTTCATCGAGGTCGCGGCGGCGGTCGCGGTTTCCCAGACTGTGCCGATGCAGTAGCGCCCGCCCGCCAGGGTGCTCCCCGTGGTCGCCCAGGCGGCGCCCGTGCAGGCGGCGGCTACGGCGCTGACCTTAAGTTGGCTGCCCGTAGTGCGATAGCCAACTTTCAAGCCACGAGTCTTGACGCCGGTCGCTACGGCGGTCAGGTCGAATACGCCCTCAACCGCTAGGCTAATCACCTTGCCGGAACCGGTCGCGCTTTCCAGCGCCACGCCGGCCAGGTTGTTCAGTACTTTCAGTTCACCGTTGCTGACCGCGCCAGTGGTGGTGTAGGTGAGAATCTCACCTTCTTGAATCTGATAAGCCATGATGCAATCTCCGAAACGAAAAGGAACAGGATCAACAGCCCGGCTAAGCCGGGCTAGGGCGCGAATCAGGTATTGCCTTTATACTTGTGCATGGCGCGGTAATCGAGTACGGCGACGCCGAAATCAACCCCGACCACCCATTCCACGCCGCGTGTATCCCATTCCTGCTCTTCGCGCAGATACGGTTCCGCCACGCCATCCACAAACGCCACCTCGACCGTGTCGAAAACGTTTGGATCAGCCGCCAGATACCAGGCGGCCAGGCCGTTGGTCTGATCGTCCAGGCGGGGGTCTGCGATGATTTGCAGCGTGTTCCCGTACCAGATGTTGCGCGTGTTCGTGTTCTTACCCGAGGTGCTCCCCGGCGAATAATCGGGCGCGTACTCGCTCGCCAACAGTTCGCGAGCGGTCGCTTCCAGCGCGACGGGCACGATCAGGAATTTGGGGGTGATGTTCAGCACCTTGCTGTTGTTCGGATCCTTTTGCTTCTTCATCGCCGTGTTGGCGGTGTTCAGCGTAGCGACCGTGGGGGCAGTCGCTGCGGCGACATAGTTCTTGTGCGTCGAGGTGTCCCACAGCGCGATGCTGTCCTGATTCAGAGTTGGGCCTACCCCGTCCAGTTTCCCATAGACGATGTCGCCGATGACGCTTTGCGCCGCCCGGCCCATGCCTCTGGGGATGGCGGTGAAGGCGTTCAGGTCATCGTTTTTAATCGCCTGGTAGGTCAGCCGGAATTTCTTGGCGTAGCTGACCGCCTGGATGGTTTCCTTTCGGTCGGTAAACTTGCCATAGGTGATCTCACCGTCTTCCGGGACGCGGGCCAGGGAGGTGAATCCGCTCAGCCCAGTCCGTTCGGCTTGCTTGAAGTCGGGAACGGCGCCAATCCGAACCCAGGACTGCCAGGTTTCCGGCGCCTGCTCCCAGCCCAGCATCAACGCCTTGTTCGCGGTATTGCTGAGGATGTTGGCGAAATCGCTGGTAGTCATCCCCATCCCGCGATGCAGAACGGCCCGCTTGGCGAGCAGTTCGTCATCCATCGCGCGGGTATCCACGCCCAGGTAGTTCAGATACCGCTCGGCCAGACGCGATAGGCGCACGCCGAGGAAACCGCCCTCGCGGGCTTTATGGATCGATTCCTTGTCCGTCACCAGGCGGGCGCGAATGGCCAGCGCCGTGGCCATCCCGTCCTTAAATTTGTCCAGCGCGTCCACGCCGCCCTGAATCCGGCTGTCGGATACCGGCTTGTCGGGATGCGGCAGGCCACGCGCTTCATCCGATACGCGCTTGTCGGCAACCGGCTGGCTGCTGGTTTCCAGCGCCTGCAACACGACAGCGCGAGTCTGATCCACGGACCAGCCGTCTGCTAACGCCTTGGCGCGCAGCGCAGCAAACTGCGGATCATCTTTGCGGAACAGCGACGACTCGAACACGTTGCCCACATCTGAAACACGGCGGCGTTCCGCTTCGATGGCTTCACGGCGGGCCGCCGCCGCTACGATTTCGTGTTCGCGGCGGATAGTGGTCAGGTCAATGACCGGAGTCGTCCCCGGCGCCGGGGTGGCAGGGGTGGCCACAGGGGCCAGGTCTTTCTCGGTCATACGTACAACCTCGCGGTTGGGAGTTGCGGAAGGGGGTAAATCGGGATACGCGCGGCCAATGCCGACCGTGTGATCGGCGGGAACCGGGGCGATGCTGGCCTCAAGCAGGGACCAGCGGCTAACCTTGACCAGGTCGGAATCTTTAGATTCAACCCAGTCTCGAATCTGATAACCAATCGAGATATTGCGCAACATGCCATCTTGCACATCACGCCAGACCTCTTCAGCTCTGGCATTGCGGGAAAAGCGCAGGGTACCGCGCAACTTGTCGCCGTCTAGCCGGACGTTTTCCACCAGGCCAATCGGCTGATCGCTGTTGTGATTCCAGAGCAGCGGCAGGCCCTCGGCGGCGCGGGCCAGGTCTACCGCCTCGGGGGTGTGCATCAACACCTCCCGGCCAAACCAGCGGGCTACTTCAATCTCGCTGGACAGCGACGCGGAGACACTGCGCGCATCAGAGTCGGCGGCGGCCCGGTCTATAGTCATGGACCGGTAGAGCGTTTCCGCCCTACGGTCGCGGGTTGAACAGTCTGTCGTCACGACAGTCATAAGCATCCCCTGGGTCTTGGCTTGGGCTTTGGCTTGGGTTTGCAGGCCATTAGGCGGCCTCCTGTAGCGCCGCATCCGAGGGAGTCGCGGGGGCATCAGGCTCTGGCGAATCAGCCGGCGCGTCAGAAACGGCAGGTGTGGCCGGGTTCAGCAGCGTTTGGTTGAGCGGATCGCCCGCAATCTGGGCATCCACCTCATTCGGATCGCCGCCCATGTCGCGGATGATCTGGCGGCGCGATTTCAGGCCGCACGACAACGCGATCTGGAACGCATTCAGTTCTTTCTGCGGATCAATCCACGGCAGCGCCGGCATCCGCACTTCCGGGCGGTACAGGGTTACGTCATTGACCGAGGCCGGAACTTTCAGCAGGCCAGCCAATTTGCAGGCATCGATGAAACGAATCCAGATCGGCAGGCGGCATTGATGCTTGTATTGGGTGAACAGCCGGCGATAGTGCTGGGAGCCCTCGATGAGCTCCTGGCGCTGGGCGCTGTAGGTGCCGTTGTAATTTTTTGCGATGCTGGAAAACCGGCTGCCAGTCCCCGCCGCTACCGCCCGCAACTGGGCATCCCGGAAGGATTCCAAATTGGCATTAGGGCGATCGCTCTTGATCGTCCCGACATCTTCCCCCGGAAGCAGGTTGTCGAAGATCAGGCCGGGCGCCATTTCAAACGCGCGGGAGCCGTCCGCGTTTTCCGGGGTTTCGTAGTCGCCGTTCCGCTTGATATAGGCAGTCAGGGCAGCGGCAATGCGGGCGGCGATGCGCTCGCTTTCCTCATAATCCTTAATGTCATCCAGCCGATTCAGAACGGCGTGGAAGATGGAGACGCCCCGCGTCTGCCCCATCCGGCGCACATGCTTGACGTGGGTCATCAGCGCGGCGGGGATAACTTTGGTATCCAGCGAGGCACCGCCGCGCAGCGCGCCGGGATGCGTCTTGTAGACGGTATAAGCGACGGGCTGGCCCCAGGTGTTTTTCTGGACCCCGTGAGTAACGGTATCGGTCGTCAGATCGAACGGAACGTAATCGGCCTCAAGCACTTCCAGCGCATAGGGAACGCGCGTGCGGTAATTGGCCAGGTTTCGGTTGATGACATGCTGAATGAACACCTCGCCGTCGCGCAACCAGGTGCGGCACAGCAGGGCATCCAACTCATCGCCGGCCAGTTCGCCGGTCACCTCTGGCCATTCCCAGAATTCGCGCCACAGGTCGCGCAACTGCCGATTCGTGGCTTCGTGCGGTTCGCCGGACGTGGTCAGCACCATCGGCTCCATCGCGATGCCGGAACCGACGATGTTGGTCACCAGGTCGTCGAGGACGCCAACCGCTAAATCAAGATTCTCATCCAGCCAGCGCGCGTATTCGCGCAGCCGACCCCGCGCCCGGTCCATGACGGCATCGGCGGATTGACCGCCACCACGCCGCGAGCGGTACAGGCTGGTATTGACCGCCTCAAAGTAGCGGGCTAGGCGGGCGCTCATGTCGTCCGATTCCAGGTAGCAACGGCGGGCCTGGCGGCGCTGGTGGTGCCGGACGCTATGGCGATGGCGGTTTGAATGGACCGGATATGGGCAGCGAGCGCCGGCGCCTGGGCTTGGTTAAACGCCAGGCGCTGGTCGCCTAGCGACACTGATACAACCAGCGTTCCGGTGATTAGCTCGTGATACGCCGTTTGAGCTTCAGCGAGCCAGGTGCTTAACGTGGCGGTGGAAATTCCGGCATAGATGCTCATACCAGCGATTAAGCATGAAAATAAATTTTGTCAAGAAATAATTGACAAAAAAAAAGAGGCGCTTAGGCGCCTCTTTGCCAGTCCATTCCTATCCTCTCCGGTCCATTCCGCTTCAATCCTCTCCATTTCTTGCCAGTCCAATCCTATCCCTTGCTCTCCACTCCCTTCCCTTGCGCTCCGATCCGGTCCTTTCCCCTCCACTGCCTTCCGTTCCGCTCCCGTCCAGTCCTATCCGCTCCGCTCCTATCCCTTTATAAGGTGATCGCGGTGTCTGGGCTATCGAAGTCCCCGACGCCGGCCCGCCCGTCATTCTCCCGCCGCCGCAACGGAAGCGGCGGTGAGTCGGTTGAATGCGCTCTATGCCGAGCGCAGCCGATCCATGGCGGAATGACCCGCCATCCCGCACAGCCCGCCTCGGCGGGCTTTTTTGCTATTTACCTATACCCCGACCGCCATGGACTGCGCGCCGCCCCCATCCGGCCAGATTGCTCCCTGGACATCAGTCCGGTCGCCAGCGCCCGCGCCAGGCCAGTTGAGGTTTCGCCAAACCGATCCAGGCGGTGACTAAGAGTGGAGGGCGCTAGTCCGTAGCGATTCGCCAGCGCCGATAGCCGCATTGGGCCGCTGGGCGTGGGAATCCAGCGCATAGAGGGCATGGAGTTACTCCCGTCGTTTGGCGTCAACAATCAGGGTCCGCATCCCCTCCGCCCAGTCCATCACGCCGCTGTTCGGCCCCGTCTGTCCCATCCAGGTTTGCACCTCCCAGCCACAATCGGCCAGCAAGGTGGCGAACTGGTCACTGGTGTAGTGCCGGTGATGGAACGGCGCGGTTTCCGGGCTGTAGGGGATTACGGCCTCATTGGGGACACTGGCCAGCAATCGCCGGGCAGGGAGGGCCGTCAGGAACGGGCGGGGATCAGGCAGGTGTTCGATGATCTCGAAGGCCGTGGCCCAATCGTAGATTCTGTCAGGCGGCAGAAACGTGAACAGCTTGGCGGCAGCCAAATCCGACGCCAAGCTGTTCACGTTGGGTCGGTGATAATGCTGCTTGGCATAGCGGAGCGCCTCTTCGCTCCGGTCAACTAGCGTCACGTAGTCCACCGCTGCGCTATCCGCCATCAGTGCCGCGCCGTAGCCAATCCCGCCGCCGCAGTCGATCACGCTGCCGCTCACTTTGCTGGCCGCCCATAGGTAGCGGGCGACGTGATCGACCTGGATGGCGCTTAAGGCCGGAGCCACTTGGCGCTCGCCGGAATCAACCGCCACCGCCTCGGCGGGCGGGGTCTGGCCCGTGAGCGAGGCGAAACGGGCGCGGGCGGCAGGGATACGGCGCGGGTCATCCCGATAGCCGTACATCCAGCCGCGCTGGGCACTGTTCAGGAAATTCGAGTCGGCGACCGGGCGCACCACCAGCCCCGCCGCTTCCAGCTTGCCTACCCAGTAGGCGACGCAGGGATGCCCGTCTTCAACCACGCCGGATGAGTGGTGGCTGTAATCCGCGCCGAACACCAGTAGCTCCCGCACGCCGATAAAGGCGGCATAGGCCAGGATATAGGCGACGCTGTTATGCCACCAATCGCCGTGCATGGGGTTCAGCGTGGCGCGGAGCCAATCCCAGATTTGCTTGATCGGATAGCGGTGCACATGCGCGGGCCAGCCCGCGCAGTGGTCTGAGGTAATGATCGGCTTGTCGTGCTTCCACAACGCGGCGCCGTAGCGGGGGAACTTGTCGGCTTCGCCGGCCAGGTGATCCATGACGAATGACAGATCATGCCGGAAGAGCGTGGCCCCTCGGTTGAGCGTCCAGACTTCATCAACGCCGCGAATCTCTTCCGATAAATCTTCAGCCAGGCAGGCGGCGACGTAGCTGTTGCGCGTCGGCCCCAGACAGACCAGGGCGACAGTTTTGGGCGTATTACCGGTAGGGTGAGTCCAGGTCATATTATCTCCGAATCCAAGGTTGTCCCGATGGGCGGTTAATCAACGCCCGCTCTGGCTTCGGCGGCGACGGCGCGGGCGGAGCGGAGGGGGCAGGCTTAGTGAGGGGTGACGATTCCGAAATGGACATTTCGATGCGATTCTGTCGGGGGTCGGCCCAGGCGGGCGGCGTCTCCCAGTTGAGCCGCTCGGCATTCAACGCCAGCATCGCCGCGTGGTTGTACACCATCAGGTCCATTGCCTCGTTGCGCGCGCCGCCCAGATTTTGCCATCCTTTGGCCGTGCGGGTTTCGGCGGTCAACTCTTCAAAGAACCACGCGCCCAGCCAGGCCGGAAAGTGGATATAGCCCGGCCCCGGCTCGCTGCGCTCCAGGTCGGCGGCTAGGCTATCTTTGAGCACCAGGGTATTGAGTTGCCAGACCGGGATTTCACCCCGCGCATTGGCCTTGCGGTCCTGTCGCTTCGTCGCGTCGGGATAGGTGCGGGTGATGCGAGCGCCTTCCGAGCGGCTACTGCCCTTGACCAGCATCAGCTTTTTGGCGTGACCGGCGCGGCGGGCCTGCCGCCAGAACAGATAGGCCCGCTCGGTGACGCCGGCTTTGCCGCCCGAATCTACCGCTAGCATGGACGGCAACAAGCCCCGCGTCTCGTCGGCTTCTAGCGGGTAGGGTTTGCGCAGCACGGAGTCAATCAGCAGTTGCCAATCTTCGATGTGGCCAGCCGGGTCAACCGGTTCTGGTTCATCGTTTCCGCTTTTGCGCCGCGACCAGCGCAGGTTGTAGCGATCTACCAGCCAGCGTTCGCCCTCCCGGCCCCAGCCGACCACCTGAATCACAAACCGGTTGTTTTGCACGTCAGCGGCAGCGGTGAGGAAATACACTCCATCGGGAACGGTGCGCTTTTGCCGGTCCT